ACGCTCCAGCCGTGCCACGCTGCGCCTTGGCTACCTGCGCGGTCGCATAGCGCAAGCTCGGCCCGATCTCGTCCACCTGCAATTCCATGGAAGTTCGGCGCTGATGCTGCTCGTCCTCCCATGAATGCTGCGTCAGCCTGCCCTGGGCGATCACACGCATGCCTTTTGCCAGGCTTTGCGCGCAATGTTCGGCCATGTCGCGCCACGCGGAGCAGCGCATGAACAAAGCCTGACCGTCTTCGAACTGGTTCGTGTTACGGTTCCAGGTGCGCGGGGTGGAGGCAATCGTGAAGCTGGCAACGGATGCGCCGCTGCCAGTGGTACGAATCTCCGGATCAGCCGTGAGGTTGCCCACCACGGTAATAATCGTTTCGCCAGCCATTAGAACCTACCTTTCACGGCGAGAGTCTTGATGATGCGGATGGTCTCGCCACCATCCCTGGTCTTCACCATGTGCGTCAACTGCGCGGCCGCTCCCTGATGGAAACTGTCACCAGGCATCACCTCCAACACGGGAGACGCCACCTCGGACACGAACCGGCCCACCAGTCCGGTGAACCGCACGCCCAACGATTCGAGGATCACCAGCTCCTTCCACGCCTCGGTCTCCATCGTCCGACGGCACGCCTCAGCCACCGCCCTGTCGCCACGCGTCATCCCCTTCGTGCCGACGTCCTTGACCGGAGCGTTCGGGCTGAAATGCCAATGCGGCAGAATCTCCTTCATCGGTTCCTCCCTTGACCTTGATTGATATGAGATTGATTGATATGAGCCGGACCGCTGGGCGCCATGACAGCAAATAATCGCGCCCATCGTTCCCACACCCCCAAGAAAGCTGAACGAAGCGGGGAAGCGGGCGGCGTTGACGGTCCGGCCAAGCGCCGGCGGCGGGATTCGAACCCACAGCGGACGGCGCGACAGCGGAAGACGTGAGAGTGAATGCGTGAAATGCAATGTGAGATGAAAGGACACACGCCTCCGCCATCCGTCCGCGTCCTTGTACGCCGGCGGATACGGTCAGACGTCGCCATCCACGTCATCGCGTGGAGCGAACCTGACCGTCAGCCACAGGGCCGTGGCCAGATACACGCCCTCCACCACAAGCGCGCCCGTCAGACCGCCGCCATGCCAGGTGAGCATGAGCGTCACGCTCACGACCAGGCCGACGACGGCCAGCGTGAACTTCAAACGCCTGAGCGTGTAGTTCGGCCTTCCCTTTTCGAACCTGTCATCGATGCGATAATCGTTGTCGGTCATCTTGCGCCTCCGATGCTTTGAATGAATTTCCTTGCCTGGTCTTTTCCGATGCTCGCCAGCTCGTGGCTTCCGTCGACGTCGAGCTCCATGAGGCTGGCGCCCTTGCCCGTGACGCGAATCGCGTAGCCGGTCAAGCCGAACATGATCACCGTGTCCTTCGGCGGCGCGGGTGGTGTCAGCAGCGTTTCCGCGTCGATTCTCCTGAGTGCCATCACAGCTCCTTGTTGATCGTGTCGATGATGAGGTCCACGAGATCTGTGACGTCGAGGTCGATGTAGCCGACGATGTGGCCGAGCGGACGGCTCGCGTCGATCCCATCCCATTCATCGCCGACAGCCGGCCTGATGACGTCGCCATAGTCGTCGAATTCGTCGAACACGGCCCTCACGCACGCCTTGCGAATGTCGTTCATGCTTACTCCTCCAACGATTTGACGTATCGGTCCATTTCCTCGCGTCTGATGTGACGGCGGGAAGGCGTTCCTCGTTTGCTTGGCGGACGAAACGTGTCTATGTCGCCCTGGTTGACAGCCTGTCGGAGGCCGTCGTAGTCGATCCCGTACAGGCTCGCGGCCTGCGGGATGGTCCATGCGAGCCTGTCCTTCAACGGGATACGGCTCGCATCCTTGAGCTCGTTCTGCAAAACCATCACGCGCCTCCTTTGCGTGTGTGATGCCGGGCGGCGTTAGGAGAACCGCCCGGCCCCCTCCTAAAATCGGTGTCATCCCGCATATGCGACGTGCGGGCCGAACAGTTAGGAGAAGCATCAATGAACCCAGCCGAGTACATGCTGCAGTTCTTCAAGATCGAGGAAAGGGACGATGAATTCGACGATGGGATATCCACATCGTTCAGCAGAATGCATGACGCCGAAACGTGCCTAGACAATCTGATCAAGATGAATGTCAGACGGTTGGGCACGACGAAAAGCGTCATGCCGCAGATATGGCAGAAACTGTGGGAGTCATACACAAATCCTTCGGGAACCGGATACTGGGCCGGTTTCTCGACTTCCCAGCAACGGGATGTCCCTCTGGATGCGGCCGAGGCGCAGGCATTGGAGATTATCGCCGACAAGTCGCCATCGCTACCGATCTCCATCGCCGAAGAGGAACGCAAGACAATCTCCGAGTTCCTGGACGAGGCGTTGAAGGCGGTCCGAGAGGACGACAGTCTGCCGACATCGCTGCGAGTGTACATACTGGACCTCATCTCCGAAGCGAGAAGGAACCTCGACGAATACGCGGCTGGGAAAGAGTTCGACCTGAAGGTCTCCCTGCAGGCCCTGTTCGGAGTGCTGTACATGGCGGAATCACAGACCGGGAAGCCCACTGTATGGGAGAACCTGAAGAGCAAGATAGCGAAACCGTTCATTTCAGCGCTTCTTTCCGAGGGTGCCCGTCAGCTTGTCGCGTCCGGGGCATCTTTCCTTCAGCTTCCCGAGTGACTTCCGGCGGCTTGCAGAACACCAAGCAGTCCTCGTAGAGCCGCTTGCGTGCGAGAAACCTGTTGGATGCCTGCGAGGCGATCATCAGCATCGCGAATCCGAAAAGGATCTCCCAACGTTCCATCCGTCGGAGGCCGGCAATCAGGCAGAACGCTCCGACACCCATGTAGATCAGCGCGAACATCGCCTCGAACGGATTCGGTTTGTCGATACGGCACGGAATAAGAGAGTTGTCGACCGACATCACGCGCCCGCCTTCGGATATTCGAGCTGGAGCGTTTCCTCGCCGAACCGGCGGGCGATCAGGGCAAGGCCCTTCCTCGTGACCTTCACCGTCGGCGGGAACGCGAACGGAGTCCCGTCCTTGTGCGTCCCATGCGACTTCGGCGGAACCATCATCAGATGCCCGGCATTGATACGGCTCTGACGCGCGGACCAATGCTTGTTCTCACGGAAGATCCAGTCATGCCGGTCAAGCCATTCGAACAGTTCCGTCTGCCCGACAGTCCTGCCCAGGTTGCTGAGCAGTTTCGCGGAATCACGAACGGAAAGCGCGTCGTCGATATCGACGAAGTTGTCCCACGCGGATGCCTTGGGCTGGAGTTCGTCGATGCGCGACTGCTGCGAGGCGATCTGCTGGTTCTTTTGTTTGATGGTCTTCTGCGCGACGAGCACGGCCCTGGCCATGATGTCCTCATCCGAATCCGACTCGGACGTCGGGATGTAGCCGCCGGTTTTGCGGATGGACGGAAGGACCTCGTGAGTCACCCAACGCTGGAACTCCTTGGCCTCCGGCTTCCGCGAGCGCATGATGAGCTTGTACAGGCCAGGCTCGGAGACGATGTTGACCGCTTGATTGCTTCGATTTTCTGACCCTAAGTAATCCTTAGGGTCAATCTGAGCGACTTCATCTTTATCAAGAGCGGTAACCGCCATCGATGGATTGCTCATGCCGAGGATGTCGCATACGTCCTTGGCGACGAACCAAGGCTCCCCCGCCTCATCGGTCAAGGTGCGCAATGATGAGCCCTTGAAATCGAACTTCTGGATTTCATTGTTCATTGGATTCTCCCTTCGATTCATGCGTCGGCGAGCGCTGCTCATGGCTTGATCTGTTTGATGCCGTCGATTGGTTGGAGGAGCTTGATCATGAGCTGGTAGAGGCTCATGCCGAGCATTGCGGCGGCTTTCTCGAGTTGTTCGGTGGTGAACGACCCTTCGCCTTGCAATCGCTTGCTAATGTTTTGCTCGCTCACCCCAAGTTCTTTGGCGAGCGCGGCCTGCGTCTTGCGGTGGCGTGCGAGCTCGCCGCTGAGGTTCCTTGCGATGGTTTCCGTTTCGCTCATCGGTTGCCGCTCCTTTCTGGTTGGTCCGTTCCATTGCGACAACTCTCAATCTACCTATTTAGGTGATTCAATGTATCTACCTATATAGGTTCTTTACAAAATCTACTTATTTAGATAGACTTCAGGCATGGCACGAGGATCTAAAAACGAAGTCACCGAAGACAGCAAAAGAATCATCGATGTATGTCGACAACTGTTGAAAAATAGCGGCATCACAATAGACGAATTCTTTGATTCCAGCGGATTGAGCAATAACTACTGGTACAAGCGCATGCGCTATGAGGCACCGTTGAACACGTCCGACGTGGAGCACATCGCCTCCACATTCGGGCTCACCAGCCTCGACATCTACACACGCGCACTCGGCAGCGAGGCCGCCCGCACCTACGCCCGCGAGCGCGAGTTCCAGATCACCGATGATCTCATCGACCGTATCGCCGCGCACCCCGAAGACTATGACATGGCCGCAAACAGGGATCCGAACGCACGTCTCGAGGCCGAGACGCCGGACGAGTGAGCTGAAACGCAACAGAGAACTACGAGACGGACTGAGCATGATTCATAGCCGTTTATAAGGCTTTATAATCATTTATAAGTATTTATAAGCAGTTATTTTCTTTATATCTGGAGGCTGATTGACCATGGAGAACGAACTGCTGCGCCAGGAACTCAATCCGTTCATGCCCGGTGCCGGCATGCAGCCGCCGGAGCTCGTAGGCAGGGAGAGGGATCTTGAGATCGTCGATCGCATGATCGCCCGCACCAAGCTGAACAATCTCGACAGGGGAATCATATTCAGCGGCCTCCGCGGCGTCGGCAAGACGGTGCTTCTCGTCAAGCTCCAGGAGATGGCAGCCGGGAAGAACATGCTTACCGCGAAGATAGAGTCAAGCGGGAATCCCGACGATGACTACGAGGCCATCTTCCATGAGATAAACCTGGCTGCGATGAAAATACACTTGGTGGGTGGCCTGAAGAAAAGATTGGGCGATGTGATATCGAACATCAAGTCGATGTCGTTCGGCGCCTTCGGTCTAAGCGCGAGCATCTCCAGGGAAAGTTCTGCGCAGACAAGCGAGAACCCGTTCAAGCTCGAGCTGCTCATAGAATCCATCACCACGGAATTAAGGAAAAGCAACTCCGGTCTTTATCTATTCATCGACGAACTTCAGGAAATGGCGGACGAACCTTTGGGCACACTCATGTCCATCCAGCACAAGATGGGTCAGAGATCGCTTCCGTTCTACATCATCGGCGCAGGACTGCCCAACCTCCCAGGAGTGCTCAGCAAATCGAGATCATATGCGGAACGCCTCTTCGAATACCGCACCATCGGACAGCTGAGCGACGCCGACGCCGCCGAAGGCTTCCAGAAACCGGCGAGGCGGAACGGACGACCGTTCACCGACGACGCGCTGAACGAGCTCATCAAGGTCAGCAGTGGCTACCCCTATTTCATCCAAGCATACGGTAAGGCCGCATGGAACGCCTCCGGATCGAACCCCATACCACTGCAGGCCGTGACGAAGAGCGAAGCGTGCGCCAGAGCCGAACTGGATGATGGCCTATATTCGGCAAGATGGCAGAGGACCACACCGACAGGGAGACGATACCTGGCAGCCATGGCCAAGATCGGAACTGAATCCCCAAGTTCGACTGCCGAGGTTGCCGATCGGCTCGGGAAGTCAACGGGCGAAATCTCCATGACACGCGACAAACTGATCAAGCTTGGCCTGATCTATTCGCCGGAATATGGGAAGGTCGCCTTCACCGTTCCCGGCATGGGTGAGTTCATTCTTCGCGCCATGCCGTCCGACGGGCAGGTGTACGACGGACGTTAATCATCCGCACGAGGAAACAGCGAAGAAAAGAGGGCATTGAGAGGGAACGAGATCGCGCGCCTGTATATGCGGGCCGGAGAGATGGGGCTGACCGTCGAATCGGCAGAACTGCCGAACGACATATGCGGTCTGTACGACGACCGGCACGGACTCATCCTGCTGGCTGACTGGCTCAACCAGCGCCAGCGCCGCTGCACCCTCTGCCATGAGCTCATCCATGCGAAACACCACGATTCGGGATGCGGCACGCAGTATGGATTGAAGTGCGAGCGCCGTTGCCGCAGGGAGACCGCGCTGACATTGATCAGTCCCGTGGACTATGGGATGGTGGAGCAGGTGTACGAGGGCAATACGTGGATGATGGCCGTGGAATTAGGTGTCACCATCCAAGTACTGTCAGATTATCGGCAGCTGCTCTACGATTCCGGCGTGTGTATGCAGTGAATACCACCAAGCGATTGTTCATGGGGGTACGATGGAGTGACCGGCATGGTCGCCAGAGAAGAAAAGAGAATCCAATGACCAACAACAATCCAAATCCGCAGCAGTTCCAGCCGCAACCGGTTCCACAACAGCAGCCGGCGCAACAACCGCCATTCGCGCAACAGCCGCATTTCCAGCAGCCGCAGCAGCC